TCTCCCGGAAGTATAGTGACGTTAGCACCAGTACCTTGTGAAATAATAATATTTTGCGAACCACTTGTACCATTTTCGATAAAGTGCATTCTGTTAATTGTGTTTGGGCTTATGGTAATAGTACACGCTGAATCTAGTGTGCCTGTATATTCAACATACATTGAACGTACAGGATCAGTTGCACCATCTGCTACAACTGAAGCGTGGGTATTAGCGTTAGTAGTTATACCCTCAGTTCCGTAACTAAGACCTTCACCGATTAACTCTAGGTTGGTGTTTGTTGTTGTACCCCACGTTCCACTACCATCACCTGTAGCAAGCTCGTTGAGTCTTAGATCATTAACATATGTACTAGCCATGTTTATTCCTCGTTGAAAAAATTATATACCATTATGCAACTTGACTCCAATCAGGAGATTGAGTTGTAGAAGTTATTGAAAAATTAGAAGTTTGAGAAGTATCTACTTCTCCCCATACAAGTAAATTATTACTATTTACAACACCTGTAGCTAAAACTCCTGTTGGGAATATATTAGCATCAGCTAATGGTGTTACGCTATTTAAAGATGTAGTTCCTACTAATCCTGTTATTGAAAGTATGTTGTCAGTAATTGTACTAACACTACCTATTGCTGTTGTTCCTATTACATTTGTAACAGAAAGATTAGCATCACCAGTTACAGTTTCCTCACCTAAAGCTACTGTAGAAGCTGTACCACTAACGCCTTGTATAGCAAAGCCAGCAGCAACAACTGTATTTACAGCACCTGTTCCAGCAACACCTGTAATTGGAACTGGTAAATCACCTTCACCAAAACCTAGTTGACCCCAAGTACCTCGACCCCAACCATTAAGTTGTTGTGCCATTTTTTACTAAGCTATTCTTATAACAGCGTTTGAAGCATCAGCAGTAGGGAATGTAATAGTAAATGAACCAGCCGTACTAGTCTTATCTCCGCCAAAATCAAAAACTGCAACAGTAGGATCACCAGAAGCTGTGTCATTGAATATCATGCATCCTCTTGCAGTTATAGTAGCTGTTCCAAATGTAAGGTCTGCAAAATCTGTAAAAGCTGTTGTTCCTGAAGTAGTAGGATTAATTCTAGTTAAAGATGCACCTTTAGCAGTATAGTTTGTACCACTTGCTTCGTTAGTTGTTGTGTAGGCTGTTGTAGCTGCCGACATTGTGGCACTTGATGTATATAGTGCTAGTTTAAAATCGTTGCCACCAGAAAGTAAAAAATTATGTTTTGCTTCCAACAGTTCTTTTTTAAATGAGGTTGCCATTGCTTGAGTGATAGCCATAGTTAAAGTCTCCTAATGATGTTGGCTAGGTCTTTATGACCTTGTTGTTCTAATTGATTACCTATCGTACACATATGATTTTTAATTGCTTCTTTCATATAAAAATTAATAACATTATGACACAAGCTTTTAAATGCATGAGCTTGAGCTTTTATAGATTCTGGTGCTGTATCACTAATAGATATTATTTTATCAGTAGCCATTTTTGCTACTTCTTCAGAAGAATGACCTCTATTATGTGTAGTGGTTACACCTAAGCTTCCTATTGAGATTTTAAATTCATCTGTTTGCATTAGTATTCTCTTTTAGCATTAAGTTACTGGTTTTCTTGGCGGTCCTGATCTGTAATTATCTTTAGTATCTCTGCCTTCACCTAATACTTTTAATCTATCTATTGCTAAAGCAAATCTTTCTTTATAGTTTGCTAATACATCAGCTTCACCTTTCATAAAAGTATAAGCTTCAACTAAACTTCCATACAATAAACAGTCTGATGCATTTGTTCCTATCCAAGTTGTGCCATCACTAGTAACAGTAATTGATGTTGGCTTGTATCTATAATGCAATTCAGCCGTTAAGTTTGCATTTGGAGTAGGTGCAACAATAAAACTTTCATTGTTAAACATAGCATAATATTTAGGAATACCTGTTGTACTGCTTGATGGATAAGCTTCTCTCATAAAACTTACATCTTTAAACAATAAATATTCATAACCACTATTATCTATAGCTAATGAATAAGGTGCTAAAAAGTCAGTAGGCATTGTAAGGTATTCATTACCAGAGGTTAATTGACCTGTTACACTTTTTCTAAAGTAAGGTAAATCAACTAATTTAATTATAGCTTCTTCTGCTTCTACAATAAATTCATCTAAATTATTTACAAAAGTAGTTTCGGTATTATTAGTATAATCTTGTATAGATTGTTTTAGTGTTGTAAATGTCCATGCCATTAGTTTGTACTCACTGTTAATTTGCCTAATTTAGCATTCATAGTTAATCCCATCGTACTTGAGCCAAAAGCAGTTACACCACCACCTATTGGATCAAATGATGAATATCTTGTAGATGCTGATTCTCCAGTATCTGGTCTACTATTATATAGCGCCTGTGGATCACTAATATTAAGCTCGCCTAATTTAAGTTGAGGTTGATCTTTATCTAAACACTCAGTACAAACTCTTTGACCATTTCTTCTTGAATCTTCAATTTGATAAAATAATTTATTTAGATTGTAAGTAAATCCACATCGATCACAAATACCTAATGCTTTTTTTCCTCTTGCATAAGACATAATTAATTATAACTAATATCTGGAACAAAACGTACTGATGCTCTTTCTCTATCTGCATCACTAACATCTTGCCATAACTCATCATATCGTTGCTTTATCATAGGAACTCTTATTTGTGCTTCTGGAGACTTACAAGCAATATTATGAGCAAGAGCATAAGTTAAACAAGGTAAATATCTTGTAGGAACATCTGCATTATTATTAGCTGCTGTACCTACATCTTCAATTTTTTTAACATAGTCATAAATTAATGTATATGTTTGAGAACTATCAGGTGTTGACCACAATACAATGCTGTTAGTTCCTGTATTTTTATCTACATAAAATTGAGTAGGTTGTGATTGTGTTAATTTTGTAGCTTGATGGTTATATTCTGTTCTTGATATACGAGTTAATCTTTGATCAAATTGTTTACTAGTATCACCAGCATTAGTTCTAATAAATGCATCTATTACATCCATAGCTGATGCATCTAAATTATAAGTAGATGTGCCAGCAGTTAATGTATTTGACCCTTGTTCAACAGTCCAAAGGTTTAACCCTTTGTTTTGCCATTCTAAAAAAACTAAATTTAAAGCTCTTTTAGCACCACGATAGTCATAACCTGTGCGTAATTCTAATCCACACAGATCATATGCTTCTTCTAATATATCGCCTATATCTAAATTAAATGCATTTGTTCCACTAGTAGCCATTGATTTTCCTTAACATTTCCATCTTCTACGAGCTTGTCTTATCCTTGAATCAGGATCATTTCTCGTTTTAGCTGAACTATTTTTTAATTGTCCGGCAGACCTTGCACAATAAGACTTTCTACGTTTAGCAGATTTACTGCCTTTTTTTACTTTTCCTGTAACTGCTGTTTTTAACTTACTTCCGGGATTTGCTGCTCTATAAGCTTTAACACCTTTAGCAGTCATTCCAGCACCACTTTTTGTAGGGCGATAGTTAGCGCCCTTACCCTTAGTAGTTTTTCGTATAGGGTTTTCTCTTTTTCTTTTCATAAAGAGTATTGACTAGTTATTTATTTTTTTTCATAGCAGGACTAGTCATTCCGCCACCATACATTTTTTTCACTTCATCTTGATAAGATGGTGTAGTGTCTTTAGTCATACCACCACCACGAAACATTTGACTCATTGGTGGTTTCTTTTTCATCATCATACCACCACCCATGTACATTTCTGGCATTCTCTTTTTTTTCATACCGCCCGGCATATCAATTACCTCTCGTTTAGTTTTTTTAAGTTAATACTTATAATACCCTACAATTAGTAGGGTACTACAAATATTTAATAATTAGCTAAATTATTTTTTTAGCTACTTTCTTTTTAGCTTTTTTCATGCGTGAAACACAGTCATTGTTAGAAAAGTAGATACAGTATACTGAATATAGATGCCTTCACTAAATACAACACCTTCTTCTGGTATAACTACATCTCTAGTTGCATCAGCATCACCAACAGAACTTAACCCCATAATACTTGTTCCTGAAGGAGAAGTGTTTAAGAAATCAACAGTACCTGCGGTTGCTGTACTGGTTAGATAAATTCC